TGGGTCTGGACTACATTGTAATCAATGGTAGTGAAGAAGGTAACATCGATACTCTGCGTGGGAAGATAAAGCAGTTTGCATCGTCTGTCTCTCTGTCAGGTGGATACAAAGTTGTTATTCTTGACGAGGCAGATTATCTCAATCCGCAATCTACACAACCAGCCTTGCGTGGTTTCATCGAAGAGTTCTCACAGAACTGTCGGTTTATTCTGACATGCAACTTCAAGAACAAGGTCATAGAACCTCTCCACAGTCGTTGTGGAGTGTATGAGTTCAATACCACCAAGAGAGATATGATTGACCTCTGTGGGTCATTTATGACACGTCTAATGGACATTCTAAACAAAGAAAACGTCACTTACAATAAAGAAGTGATTGCAAATCTTATCAGTAAACATGCTCCTGATTGGAGACGTATTCTGAATGAATCACAGAGAGGTTCAATCGGTGGTAGTATCAATACTGATATTATCGTGACTGATAACAGTCAGTATTCTGACCTGTATAAACACCTGAAGGACAAAGACTTCAAGAAGATGCGGTCATGGGTCACAAACAATATGGACGTTGATTCATCGGTAATCTTTCGTACCATCTATGACAGTATGTACGAGAAGGTGATACCACAGTCAATACCACAACTGGTTTTGATTCTCGCAGACTATCAGTATAAGGACGCATTCGTTGCGGATCACGAACTCAATCTGGTGGCCTGTATGACGGAGGTCATGGCAAATGTTGAATTCGATTGAATACAATGATCCTTGGACACACTGGATCACTGACGACTTTCTGAGTGTTCAAGACTTCCATTTGATGAAAACCTTGATCTCAAGATGGCCAAAGGGTAAACCAACCAATAAAGTAAACATACTTCTTGCAGAGTTTCATCTATTCAAGGAAACGTTTTTATATCAAAAAGAAGCGGGTCTGATTGATGCCATACTAATGAAGTATGCTAAGAGGTTGGAAAAAGAATTTGACATAGAAGGTAAATACGAACTCATTGAGATTTCGTACTCCAATTGTGGCCGAGGATACTCTTATCCTGTGCACACCGATGCTAAGTGTAAGGTTCTATCTAATATTATTTACATGTCAGATCGTGGTGACGGCACTCGACTTTTCGAGTCTAAGAGTGGAGATGTTGCAAAGAACTCTCCGTGGAAACCAAACCGTATGTTTACATTTAAACGTGATGAAACCACATGGCACGATTACATTTCAAGAGATGGAAATCGATCAACCCTGAGTATCAACTTTCTAGATAGTATGGGTGACACTGAGGCGAGAAGAAATTACAGGGACAGAAAGAACATTACTGAATCTATCTGGCCCAAGAATGAAACGAGATTAACTTTTTTATGAATCCCTTTGAATTTGTAAACTCAATCAACACCACCAAAAAGAATCTGATCGTGGATGATCAGAGCGAGAAGGCGTACAACCCCTATCTCACCAACCATTCCCTTTCCTATTTTAGTGATACAGTTCACATTGTTAATGTTCTGAACAGATACCATCATCTGGATAAGAAACTTCAGTACGACTTTTTACTAAATATAGTTAGAAAACGAAAACGGTTTTCCAAATGGAACAAGCCGGATGAAGTGAGTAACTTGGAAGCGGTAAAAGAATATTATGGTTATAGCAACGAAAAGGCTAGATCCATCCTATCTCTACTCTCTCCTGAACAAATTGAAATAATAAAGGAAAGGACGTACAAAGGTGGAACAAAGTAAACTATGGACTCCCAACGATATGTTGGAGATTGTCCTCAATGAACCCGACGACTTTTTAAAAGTACGGGAAACACTGACTCGTATAGGCGTGGCATCTCGACGTGAGAACCGCCTATATCAGTCTTGTCATATCCTACACAAGCAGGGTAGGTATTTTATTGTGCATTTCAAAGAACTCTTTTTGTTGGACGGTAAGAAGTCTAACCTAGAGGATTCTGATATACAACGACGCAACACCATCGCAACTCTACTTGCGGACTGGGGATTGGTTCGTATCGTCAATACGGAACAGGCCAAAGATTGTGCACCATTGAGACAAATCAAGATTATTGGATTTAAAGAAAAAGATGAGTGGGAACTTTGCCCCAAGTATAATATCGGAACACGTTAGAAAGAAAATACCACGGTGGGGTACGACGCCCGTCCAATGGACATGGGAACAGGCCCTACAATTTCTTGACACCCATCCCGAAAAACTAATCGATCATCATCCGGAGAAGATGCGGTTCTTTCTGAAGAACTCGCACAAGAGACCAAGTTCTCCACAATTTGCAAAGGAAGTGGTGTCTGAGATGGAGAGTGTGTTTACTCGAAACAAGATCACCAACATTGCCTTCATGGGGTTCGGTGCAAACACGGACAGTTATCCGTGGCACAAAGACATCATGGATGTGTTTCTGGTACAAGTGCTCGGTGAGATCTCTATACGTGTAGAAAACACAGACTACGAGACTACGCCTAGGTTATTCAGGCCCGGCGACTGTGTATACATACCTCGTGGTACGCATCATCAAATCATCGCAGGAAAATCACGGGTCACATTTTCTTTCGGTGTTGAACGCAACCCTGACCCATCAACTTATCTTTGAGGATACTATGACTACTTGGAATTATACCATCAATGGCATTACGATTAGTTGGGTAGAAGGGGCTAGTACATACGCCCCTAAACCGGCGGTTGTACTTAGTTTAGTTTAACAACCAGTTGACGTACTCGGCAGGACTGCCTTTTCTTTTTTTGTTCAATTGTAATCCGTCCATCTAGGCGGATTTCTTTTGGAGGGGTTCTCACAATAACACGGGTGTCTTCTTTGATGTCTTTTCGACATGCAACATCGATGTCCCAATTATGTGATGCAGTCTGTAATCTGACCTGCGTATTTTTTCTGAAATCAAAATCATTTGCCATTGCGGCTGTGCTGAATAATATCGTCATCACGACGAAGGCGAGTTTAGTCATGTGTGTATTTCTCCTATGTTTCACAACATGTAATTATTTATACAAGTTATTGTAACAAAAATGTCATCATGTAAAAATGTCATAGGGCTTGCATTTTGCATCGCGTTGTGTTATAAATAAAGTCGAGATGCCACATAGGGTGGGTCTCACTAACAACACCTCGCTTTAAGAAAAGGAGAAACCGTTATGGTAACTAAAGCATTTACGTTCCCACGTTCACATTTCATTGGTTTTGATCACGTTTGGAATGAGATTGAAAGACTGTCAGACATGACAGACAACAAACTCTATCCCCCTCACAATGTGGTCAAATACAGTGAAGAACACTTCTCAGTAGAACTTGCACTGGCTGGATACGATGAAGAAAATCTGGAAGTGGAAGTTAGAGATGGCCTTTTGGTAGTCTCTGCGGAAATTATCAAACAAGAACCGCGTGAGTGTCTACACAAAGGAATCTCTCAAAAGAAGTTCCGACGAACCTTTAGATTGTCAGAACACGTTGTTGTCGATGGAGCTACCTTCAAGGATGGTTTGCTAGTCATTGATTTGAGAGTCGAACTACCAAAGGAGAAGCGTCCCCGTCTTATTGAAATCAAGAAATAATTCGGAGGAACCGGATGAGAAAATACGCATTTGTTGTACTGTGTTTTCTCTCTTCAATCGCAACTGCTAGTGAAAAAATGGAAGAGGTAAAGGTGACTGCAAGACCTTTTAGAATCATGTTAGAACATCTTTCCCTTTCCCATAAATACAACGCAATCACCAATAAATGGTATTACGTTGAAACGAAACAGACCGAAGAAAAGAGGGATGGAAAAGAGGGCGAATAGCCCTCTTTTTTAGATTATGGCATATTCAGATAAAGTATTAGACCACTATGAGAACCCACGCAACGTGGGTAAGTTAGACAAAGACGATCCCGATGTTGGTACCGGACTGGTAGGCGCACCCGCCTGTGGTGATGTCATGCAACTTGGAATCAAAGTAGAAGACGGAGTAATAACCGATGCGAAGTTTAAGACTTTTGGGTGTGGTAGTGCTATTGCTTCTAGTTCTCTACTCACCGAATGGGTCAAAGGGAAAAGTCTCGAAGAAGCCGGGCGAATCAGTAATACAGACATCGCACGAGAACTCACACTACCACCCGTCAAAATCCATTGCAGTGTTCTCGCAGAAGACGCAATCAAGGCCGCAATAGAAGACTACCGCAATAAATGTTAGTAGAATGCATTTTGTTTGTGAATGAAGTCTGGAATCCCTACGGTAATCAAGACATCGAATTGATTGGTGGCGCAGGTGCAATGCGTGACAAGAAAGGCAACGTCGTCGCAGAGTCTTTACTTCAAACCGATCATTGGGAGTTCAAGGTTGGGTTCCGCCCGCCAATCTGGTGTCATGTGAATAGAGACGGAGAAGTCACTCTGTCTAAATACTCAACACAATACGAAAGAATGCAAGAGGCGTTTGAGGTACCGGATGGCCCAGAAAATTAGAGGCATAATGAATGTGGATTTAAATAATCCACTCGCCATGAGATACCTTGAGGTTTCTTTAAAATCTTGGGAACGAGTATCTGACATATTTGAAGTTCACGTCACACAGTGTATTACTCCTGACACGCTAATACCAAATCTTAACGATAACTTAAACAACAGATCTCCCCAAGAATTAGCCGCTTTGCACACACATTATCGTGTAGCGAAACGAATTGCTATGAATGAAAGAGTCTGGTGCATGGAACATGATGCATACCTAAGACCAGAAGGTGAAGATTTTTTCCGATTGATCATGTCGAAATGGTTGACTAAAAAATCATCGTTTCAACTAGGAATCGCAAATGAGTTTTGGACTACCATTCCGGAAATTGCCAGAATGTTCTGCACAAAAGTTGAAAACAACTATGATAGAGGCCCGATGCAACTCCTACATTCTGTCACAGATACATGGAGAAGAGACAATCCGGATGGTCATGCTTGTACATACTGGCCTGCGAATCGATTCCGCAATCCTGACTGGTGCAACAAGACCGGACTCAATTATGATGTAAGTGGTGCCTATAACAAACCCATAAAGTTGTGGGACGCGCCCGTGTGTCAGATACTAGATGAAAAGTATCAGAGCACGGTTACTGATAGACCCAAGAATGCAAATATAAGAACCGTAAAAAACCAACCCGACATGAAGTGGATAACGCTTGACTAAATCTTTGATTTTTTATATAATGGTCACATGAATTTTTATACCTCAGTCTGCCGATATGGCAACAAAATCTTATACCGTGGGTACGAGAACGGCCGTCGCGTCGAAGAACGTATCCCTTTCAACCCCGTTTTATTTGTGGAGTCGACCAAGGCGTCCGGTCAGTACAAGACGCTCTATGGTGTGCCCTGTGAACCCGTGCAGATGGGTTCGATGAGTGAGGCGCAAGACTTCATCAAACAGTACAAGGACATTCCCAACTTCAAGGTGCACGGGAACACGAACTTTGTCTCGCAGTTCTTGTCTAATCGATTCCCCTATGATGTCAAGTTCGATCCAGACATGGTCGACATCTTGTACATCGATATTGAGGTGGCGTCTGATCAAGGATTCCCCGACCCCGAAGAGGCAAAACATCCGGTCATCTCAATTGCCGTCAAATCCAGTAAATCTTCAGACTACGTTGTCTGGGGTATGGGTGACTACGAGGCCGGAGAGAACACCGTGTACTTCCAGTGCAAGGATGAGATCTCTCTTCTGAATTCTTTCCTTGGTTGGTATGAGGGTAACACACCCGACATTATCACGGGTTGGAACTCTCGCCTATTCGATATGCCTTATCTGGTGCACCGAATACAGGGTCTCATGGGTAGTGAAAGTTATAAACGTCTCTCTCCGTGGAAACTGGCGCGTGCCAGAACCATTCCTACGATGGGAGGGCGTGAACAGACGGCTTGGGACTTAGAAGGGGTGGTGCAACTCGACTACCTTGATTTGTTCAAGAAGTTTACTCTGAACACCTATGGTCAACAAGAATCCTACAAACTGGACAACATTGCACACGTCGTACTTGGAGAACGTAAACTGTCCTACGAAGAGTATGGTTCACTGCACAATCTCTACAAAGAAGATTATCAGAAGTTCATTGACTACAACATCAAGGACGTGGCTCTTGTCGAGAGACTTGAAGAGAAGATCGGTATCATCTCACTGGTGATGACCATGTCGTATGGTGCAAAGACCAATCTGATTGATGCACTGGGAACCACGGCGATCTGGGATACGATTATCTACAACGAACTGTTGCAGGATAATATCGTCATTCCACCCAAGCCACCTGTAGAACACGATGTGGGTAAGATCGTGGGTGGTTACGTGAAAGATCCGATGGTGGGTGCACACGATTGGGTTGTGTCGTTTGACTTGAACTCTCTGTATCCCAACATCATTGTCCAGTACAATATGTCACCCGAAACTCTGGATCTTGAAGGTGCAGAGACGGCCAACGGTACCAAGTATCGCACAGACTTTGAGGGTATCATGCCTCGAATTATTAAAAAGTTTTCTGCGAATCGTGGTACGATCAAGAAACAGATGTTGGATGCAAAGCAAGAGTATGAGAAGAACCCGACACGCAAACTGGAGAACTTGATCGCAAATCTTGACAACCAACAGATGGGTATCAAGATCCTGATGAACTCTCTCTATGGTGCACTCGCGAACAAGTGGTTTAGATACTTTGACCACCGTATCGCCGAGGGTGTGACTCTGTCCGGACAACGGGCGATCAAGACCGCAGAGAAGGCCGTGAACGATGAGATGAATAATCTTCTCAAAACAAATGACGACTATGTCATCGCGATTGACACCGACTCAGTCTATATCAACATGGCACCTTTGGTTACCAAATTCAATCCAAATGATCCCGTTAAGTTCCTTGATAAGATCTGTGAAGAACATTTCGAAAAGGTAATTGGTAAGGCATACGACAAACTCGCACGGGAAACCAAGGCCTATGAGAATCGTATGGTGATGAAACGAGAGGCGATTGCTGATCGTGGAATCTGGATGGCGAAGAAACGATATATCCTCAATGTGCACAACAACGAAGGTGTTCAGTATTCCACACCCAAGCTGAAGATGATGGGTATCGAGGCAATCAAGAGTTCGACTCCACAGATTGTCCGCGACAAGTTTCAAGAGATCTTCCGTGTGATCATCGAGGGTACTGAGTCAGACACTCAGGAGGCCATTGCACAGTTCCGGTCAGAGTTCAACCAACTCGATCCCGAACAAATTGCATTTCCTCGCGGTATCTCTGACCTGAGTAAGTGGACAGACCGCGACACCATATATAAGAAGTCGACCCCGATTCATGTACGGGGTGCATTACTCTACAACCACCACATCAAGAAGGCAGACCTACAGGATCGTTATGAAATCATTCAGGATGGTGAGAAGGTCAAGTTCATCTACCTGAAGGTTCCCAATCAGATTCGTGAGAACATCGTCTCGTTCCCGATGGGTCTACCCAAGGAACTGGGGTTGCATTCTAAGATAGATTATGGTAAGATGTTTGATAAGACATTCCTAGATCCTCTCACTCCGATTCTCGATGCGGTTGGATGGAAGGCGGAGGATGAGGTAAACCTTGAGGACTTTTTTGTATGAACCTAGATCACCTGATATGGCCTGAAACGGGTTGGGGTTACATGCCACCCCAAGATGATGTCTGGGAGGCATTTTACCATGTACAGGAAAACTACAACCCCAAACGCATTTTCGAGATAGGGTTTTGTTGGGGACACTCGACTACGTACCAACTTGAGATTATGACACAGGCCAAGATGATAACCTGTGGCCCTATTCATGAACGAATGCAGAAAGAGAATCCTGATCCAGATGACCGTCTCGCCATGATTGCAAAGATGGAAGAGGTATATGGGGATAGATTCAAACACTATCAAGGACGAACACAAGTTCTTAGAGATCCTCTAATTACAGAACACTTCGGTGAGTTTGATTACGCATTGATTGATGGTGATCATTCGAGAACACAGGCCGAGTTCGATGCAAAACTGTGTCAAGATCTACGAGTGCCGGTTGTTCTTGTAGATAACTGGGATCAACCTCAAGTTCGTGACGGGGTTTTGAAGTCTTCTGATTACACAGAAGTTAAAGTATTTGATTATGAACAGTTGTGGAAAGGCAAGTACCGCATCAACCAAATAGGACTATGTACTCTCTAACATTATTTAGAAATCGTTATGATAATAAAACACACAAGACTATGTCCTTCGAGACGTGGGATGAGTTTGTTCATCTGTTGTTTATGTTATCAGAAAAACCGGACACGAAGGCAACCGCACCGTTGATTAGTCCGGCAACCTATGAGGAAGGTACAACACGGAGTAATAAAAATGTCGAGTTGTGGGGAAAGTGGGCTGCAGTTGATGTGGATGACATTGATATCAACGCAGATGAGCTCAGGGAAACTCTTCTTGAGCGTTTTGGTCATTGGGATTTCGTGTGTTATAGTACTGCGTCTTCTACCGTGGATCGACCGAAGTTCAGACTTGTATTCAACCTTATGGAGACTGTACATAAAGATCTCATCCCCAAGTTCTGGTGGGCACTCAATACCGAAGTCGGTGACATCGGAGACAAACAAACTAAAGACCTTAGCCGTATGTACTACGTCCCTGCAAACTACGCTGGTGCTCACAATTTTATCTTCCGTAATTCAGGCCGTCCTATTGATGTTGATTATCTGGTAGCGAAACATCCCTACAAAGAAAAAGAGGGTAAGAGTTTTCTGGACAGACTACCAGACCACCTACAGAAGGCAGTCATTGAACATCGTAAGAGTCAGATGGAAAACACCACATACACTTGGTCTAGTTATCGTGACTGTCCCTTCTTTCCACATCGTCTGGCGATGGAGTATAAATGTATAACGGATACCGGATGGTATCATATGATGTACAAGATCATGGTCGCAACCGCTGGGTCTGCGATTCAAAAAGGATATCCAATCACCGCTCGTGAGATTGCTGAGATGTGTCGACAGCTTGACATGGAGACGGGGAATTGGTATACTGGTCGTCCACTTGAAGTAGAAGCGGATCGAGCAGTAGAATTTGCTTATCGTAACAATTAGGAGTTATTATGTCCGAAGAAAATATCGGAGAAGAAGTACAACTGGTGGAAGGTGATACGCCCAAGAACATGCAAGTTGCAGTGATTGGTGCGGATGACAATCCCCTTGCACGAGCCACGTATTCTGCGTTTGTCGTGCCTCGTGGTGTTGACGTGAATCTGTATTCCGCAGATCGTATTGACGACTGCCTAGAATCAAAACCAAATGTCGTGTTTTGGTGTGACCCTATTGGAGTCAAGAAGAATGACACAATGGATGATGGTGAGTTTATCGCCTCTATTCAGAAGTTGGTTCGCGCCGTGGGTGCGGGTGTCTGTGTTCGTTCTACCATCACCATTGAAACATACGAACGTTTACTCATGGCACTGACACCGGACATCTTCAACAAGAAGATTGTGTACATGCCTGATCTGACTGATTCGTCAGAAGAACGCACCATCTTGAATTCGTGCGTTACCTTGGTGGGTGCTGATAGTGGAACCTTGACACAACACCTTGATGTTCTGCGTAACATGTCATGGTTCAACACGTCAGAGATTCGTTCTGGAACTGTTCCGGAAGTAATCTATGCGAAACTGGCCACGACGGGTATGCGGTTAGTCAAACAAAAGTTCTATGACGAACTGTTCAATGCAGTTATGGATCTGAAGAATGCAAACCCAATGGTTGTGTCGCAACTCATTGGTAACACAGTTGTACCTTCACATGTGAGTGAGGGAGACCAGTTCGATGGTCGAATCTTTGCGGGTGCAACTGAATCTCTCACTCTCATTGACGCATGTTTAGGAGACTAATATGTCACTTATGGCAAAACTGAAGAAGAATTCGAAGGTGTCTGGTACTTCGGTACTCGAACAATCTGAGTTCTTCCAAGAGAAAGAGATCACACGCATCGATGTACCTATGATGAATGTTGCTCTTTCGGGTCACCTCAATGGTGGTCTTGCTTCCGGTCTAACAGTTCTTGCGGGGCCATCAAAACACTTCAAGACATCATTTGCCTTGAAGATGGCCGCCGCCTTTTTAGACTCCGATCCAGAAGCAGTCATGTTGTTCTATGACTCAGAGTTTGGATCACCTCAGTCATACTTCACAAACTTTGGCATTGATACGAGTCGTGTACTCCACACTCCGATCACCAATGTCGAGGAACTGAAGTTTGATCTGATCAACCAGCTCGAAGAGATCTCAGTCGATGACAAGGTCATCATCGTGATCGACTCGATTGGTAACCTTGCATCCAAAAAAGAACTCGAAGATGCAATCAACGAAAAATCTGTCGCAGATATGTCTCGTGCAAAAGCACTGAAGGGTCTGTTCCGTATGTCGACGCCGTATCTGACAATGAAGAACATTCCGTTACTGGCGATCAACCACACCTACAAAGAGATCGGTTTGTTTCCGAAAGATATTGTCGGTGGTGGTACGGGTATCTACTACTCTGCGGACAACATCTGGATTCTTGGTCGCCGCCAGAACAAAACTGGTACGGAGGTGACCGGATATGATTTCATTATCAATGTTGAAAAATCACGTTACGTTAAAGAGAAGTCAAAGATTCCTATCTCAGTGTCTTGGGATGGTGGTATCGAGCGTTATAGCGGCCTTCTGGCTGTTGCTCTTGCTGGTGGGTTTGTTACTAAACCTTCTAATGGCTGGTATCAACTGGTTGACACAAGCACTGGAGAAAGTGTTGGATCAAAGGTGAGACAGAAAGATACTCTTACCCAAGAGTTCTGGTCTGGTCTACTGGAGAACTCTGAGTTCCAAGAGTTTGTTCAGGGCATGTACTCGATCACTGGTGGTGTGACTGCTGAGTTAGATATCGAGGTAGATGAATGAGTAATACTCTATTGACTCCGGATGTTGACTTTGAAAGACTAGGCCTAGTAGATGGCACCACCACAGAACGGTTGCGATTAATAACTGGTGACTTTGCAGGAACAATAGTCGATTGTCGTTTAACACATGACCCTTGGCGTGTAAATTTTGATATTGTAAGTAGTGGTGATTCAGATCTCACAATAACAAATACGGGATTACAACAAAGAGTTTCAGATATTGTTGCCTCAGTTCTTGAACGTGCTGAGGGTTTTCCGACTAATCCTACGGGAGTGAGTGTAGTATATGATTCAACGAGTTAGTGAAGGCATTGATTATGAGTTGACACCGTCTGAGGATGTCGAGAATGAACAAGCGTGGGACGTTCGCGTCCTACGTGGCCCTTTTGTTGAATCAGTATTCCGATTCGGTAATATTGCAGTAAACGAAGAACAGGGTTGTTTAAACTTCAACTTTATGATAATATCTACACCTGATGAAACGTTAACGGAAGAGCGGGAAGACCTACAAATCTATGTGGGAGACATCCTTGAATCTGTTCTCGAAAACGCAATAGCTGATGGCCAACTGGTGCAGAATGAAAGAACAACTGATACTGAATGAATTTGTAACCAACGACACTTACATGCGTAAGGTCGGCCCGTTCCTCAAGAAACAATACTTTGAAGGCGTCTACAAATTCATCTTTTCTGAGATTGCGAACTACGCAAGCAGATACAACAAACTACCTACTCACGATGCACTCCGTCTTCAGATCGAAGAGTCGGATGACATCAATGAGTCCAACTACAACGAGACTTTGGAGATCCTGCCAAGTCTTTTTGAAAAGAAAGATCAAGACCAACAATGGTTGTATGATGTCACTGAGAAGTGGTGTCAAGATCGTGCAGTCTATCTGGCCATCATGGAGTCTATCCAGATCACTGATGGCAAACACAAGAACTTAACCAAGAACAGTCTACCCGACATTCTACAAAAGGCACTGTCAGTTTCTTTTGATACCAATGTGGGTCACGACTATGTGGAGAATGTTGATGAACGATACGAATTCTACCATCGCACCGAAGATCGCATCCCGTTCGATCTGGACTACTTCAACCAGATCACGAAGGGCGGCCTCCCTAATAAGACGCTTAACATTGCTCTTGCTGGTACTGGTGTTGGTAAGTCTCTCTTCATGTGTCACGTCGCCGGAGGTGCCTTGTCACAGGGTAAAAACGTACTCTACATTACAATGGAAATGTCAGAAGAACGTATCGCTGAACGGATTGACGCAAATCTTCTCAACTGTCCAATCGACCAAATCCCAAACCTCTCAAAAAACATGTTCAGAGATCGGGTGCGAGAGATCGGAGACAAGTCAGAAGGTCGATTGATAGTCAAGGAGTATCCTACTGGATCGGCCCACGTCAATCACTTCCGTGCATTGCTCGAAGAGTTACGACTCAAAAAGAAGTTCACACCCGATATTATCTTTGTGGATTACCTAAATATATGTGCATCTTCTCGAATGAAAAATATCGGAGGTTCAATAAACTCATACACATATATTAAGGCAATCGCTGAAGAACTGCGTGGTCTTGCAGTTGAGTTTGACGTTCCGATTGTGTCTGCAACACAGACGACTCGATCCGGATTTGCAAACTCAGATCCCGGCCTCGAAGATACTTCTGAATCCTTTGGACTACCAGCAACCGCAGACTTGATGTTTGCTCTGGTGTCGAATGAGGAACTAGAGAACCTTGGTCAGATAATGGTGAAACAGTTGAAGAATCGATACAATGATCCAAACCACAATAAGAGGTTTGTGGTGGGTATTGATCGATCCAAGATGAGATTGTTTGATGTTGACGAAACTCAACAAACTTTGATGGAAGAAGATGACACTCCAGTATTTGACCGAACCTCGTCTGGAGAGAAACTCAAAAGAATCAACTTCTCATAGGAGCGTATCATGGACGGAACATTACACACGATCATTGCAACTGGCTTGATGTTCGTATCTTACAGAGCAGGAGTCTACTTCGGCAAACAAGAAGGTTATGAAAACATTATTCAAACTCTTCTGCATTGTTTCCGAGCAGAGAGCCTTGAGATCAATGAGGATATGGAATTCCACATCACCGTTGATGGAGAAACCCGAAAGGTAAATTAGTGAGAAAAAATCTATATGTGCAGGATGAGTTCCTGAGTGACGATGAATGCTCAGAACTCATTCTTCTTTTTAATGACAATATCCGAAACACAAAGACTAAGAACAAATATCGGTTTCTTGATGTTGGGGAAAATGCCCCGATGGATCATCCGGTTGTTAAAAAGGTTTGGAAAAAACAAATCGGGTTTTCAATGATGCTTGCCTATGCAAAGGTGCAGTGGGCTCAGATCTATGAATGGCCTGTTGGTGCAAAGATGGGTTTGCACAATGATATCGCCAGTAGACATACCGTCTATACTTCTGTGTTATATCTCAACGACGACTTCGAAGGTGGGTACACGCAACTAGAAGACGGTACTCAAGTCAAGGCAAAGAAGGGACGAATCTTCTTCTATGACGGGATACACTACTTTCATCGAGTGACTCCGATGACAGCTGGAACAAGATACACATTTGCAACTTGGTATAAAGGTTAGATTATGGAAAAAGTCAATTACAAATTCAACGAAGACAAACTGATCAAAGAGTTCTTTGATTACATCACGTCAACTTATTCCGGACACTACGGTCAAGGTGGCCTACAATCATCTGAGGTCATTATTGACCGTGGCCACGGAATGGGTTTCTTTCTAGGTAACGTCGATAAATACAATGCACGGTACGGTAAGAAAGGAACTCCCCCCGATCAACGTAAAGACCTGTTGAAAATTATCCACTACGGATTTCTTGCGCTTTACGAACATGATCGTCTACACAACAATGAAGGATAGGAGAGCACTAAAAGAAGCAATTTTTGATACAGGGCTTGCAACACCTATCAATCTTATGTTAAACTATATGCTTCTTACACCGATGTTGGTGTGGGAGTGGTCAGCAGGGCAAATCTCTGTTGCAATGACTGCGATCTTTTTTGTGGTTGCAGTGTTTCGAAAATATTATGTACGTCAGTATTTTAAACGAAAGGAGTGAAAGTGAATATGGACGGTTTTTTTAATGCAGCTCGAAAGGGTGTGGTAACAGTAGAGTTCACCAAGATCGGTACTGGTGAGAAACGTGTGATGCCATGCACCTTGAATCGAGAACTTTCTGAAAACAATGTACCAGAAGAAATCGAACAACAGGCTGCGAGTGAACACTATGCTGTGTGGTCACTAGATAAGGGTGCGTGGAGATCGTTCCGCGTCAACACTGTCACAAACTGGTATGAAGGATATCCCAATGAATCATCTGTTAGTTGAAGCACTAAAACGTGAGTACGAAGGTGCAATCGCCCGTGCACAGGCAAACATCGACGTTTACCTGACCAACCCTGCCGGTATCGGAGAACACCCTGATATCGTTGAGGCCATCGATGAACAAGTCACCAAACTCGCTGAGGCCGATGAGAAACTAGAAACTCTCAAAAAGTACTATTCATATTAATTATATGAATGTCGACTATTCATAATTAAAATGCGAAAACGCTTGTCAACTCCTATCGATCTTGATATAATTACTGCGTAATTTTGATGATTGATAGGAGTTTTTTATTATGGCGTATGTTTCTCAGGAAATGAAGAAAGAGTTGGCACCAGCCATCAAGGCGGTGTTGAAGAAGTATGGAATGAAGGGTAGTCTTGCGGTTCAAAACCACATGAGTCTTGTGTGTAACATCAAGAGTGGTAAGTTGGACATCCTTGGTGCTCTGCCTGTCAGTGAGTATGGCCCCCGTGACTATGTTCAGGTCAACCCTTACTGGATTGAAGAAAACTATGACAACCCCGAAGTTGTTGCGTTTCTGAGTGAGTTGAAAGAGGCGATGGAAGGCCCCAACTTCTTCTGTCACGATGACAGCATGACTGACTACTTCCACCGAAGTCACTACATTGACATCAACGTTGGTCAGTTCAACAAGCCCTACATCTTGGAGGCATAATGTACTTATTCATGAATGACCTTTCTCCGAAGCTGCAAGACTTTGCTCTTGCAGTCTTTGAGGTTCTTGACTTTGAACCTGAGTTTGACATTGACATCGTCTATGATGACATCGATGCTCAGGGTTACTGTTCCGGTGATGAGGACGGGTGTGTGATTGAGATTAACCCCGACCTAACCGAACATGAGACTGCGATAGCAATCGCACACGAGTTAGTCCATGCACGTCAACTGGCGCAGGGGGTTGACTTCTGCGAAGAGGAAGCGTATAATTTAGAAAGTATCTTGACTGAGAGGTGTTACCATTGAAACTGATTACTTTGTCTGCTGATAGTTCTGGTTATTCTTATCACGAAGAAGAGGGTTACCCACCCGAAGAGATGGAGTGGCGTATCGTTCAAACTGCTGAGGAACAGTTCCCGCAGTGCAAACAAATGTTTTTCTATGACAGCGAGAACAACCCCGCTGTTGATCTTTTGAGTGGTGGTCGATGTATCCACCAATTACGATTTGAGGCTGAATAATGAACGGTTTTAGAAAGATGCAGGAACGCCTGCGTGAAGAAGGTTGGTACGTCGGTTGGAATGAACCATGTTGTCAATCGTGTGCGTGGAGTGACCTACCCTATATGCTGGATGAAGAGAAGGACATCAAGGTAGACTTGTCTAAGGTTCTCTTTAATCACTCACAGGATTGTGAGGTCTACATCGAGAGTGGTGAAGAGTGTCACGTGTGTTTCGGTGATGGTGAAATCGAAGACGAAGATGGTGACTGGATGGAGTGTCCTGAGTGTTTTGGTGCTGGTGAGATCGAAGAGGGTCTTGATGCATCTGAGTACGACACGTCGGTCAGTGGTTTCATGTGTCACACACCAGAACAACAAACAGATTCTTACTTCTGTTTTGACGGGAGTAAAGAGGGAGTCGAAAACTTCAAGGCCATCATTCCGATTATTGAAGAGTGTGGCGTAAGTATAGATAGTTTCGATGAGAGCGGGAAG